TTCCTGTTGATACAGCGGGGTATATCATACTTGCTGAAGCATTATTAAAAGTATCTTGAACTAATCCTACATTATTATTTTTTGAATTTAATACTATAGAATTACCATCTAAATCAATTAATGCTATCAATTGAACATCAGATATTCCTGAGTCGTATAGTGAGTTTTGACCCGCAAATTGGATATAATTAAAATATCCAAAATATTGGGTATAATTTTGAGCAGCAGATTTAGAAGCATAAGTTGTTAATTCACAACCATTATATCTTGGATTTGTTACTCTAAGAGTAGTATAATTAGAATCTTGAACGGCAGCTTTAGTAGCACTTCCACTTAAAATAGCTTGTTCGTTAACTGCTATATTTGGATTTGTTTGAAAATCTACATCCATGTATCTTGTACTGACTCTTGAAATTTGAGAATCATTTTGTATTACTTCACAATCAGGTTCTATATAAGACTCAAAAATTGTAAAATTAGTAACATTCATAGTAGAAAGAAATTCAGTTTGAGAAATTACAATAGGAGGTACTACTCCTTGAATTTCTATCTGATTTACATTTCTAGAACTACCTGGATTTAAAGGAGTACTTGCTGAGTATAGTATTCTTTGGGTTCCTATTAAATTGCTAGAATCATATATTTGAATACCACCAGCATTAAAAGAGGAAGGATCGCATGTTTCTGTAAACGATAAATAATATGTTTTGTTAGTATCAAAATCATATAAATTAAAATAATAACCTCCAAATCCACCAAGATAAGGAAGAGATGATGTATTATATACTTGAACTATTTCTACTTTACAATCACTTAAATTACCATTAGTAACTACTAAATTAGAACCACTCAATTGACCATCATAAAATTCTGTTTGTGATGAGTGAATAAAAGGTACAGCCCCACTTACTGAAGGTGTTGCTCCGCTCCAACTTTGAGTTACATTTACAACGTTTGTATACGTGTATAATGAAGAGGTTTGACCAAGTAAATCAGGGTATGAACCTCCACTATCTCCTTCAGTATAACCAACAGATATAGAACCTGTAATAGTCATATCCTCAACAATGTAAGGGGTACCAAGAGGACCTGAACCTGAGGTGTTTGAACCTACTTGGGCAATTGAATTAGAAGGACTAACCTGTGGTACAGGATATCTATTTCTATCTAATAATGTATTTTTTACTACAATTCCAGCGGCCAATGAAGATCTAGCAGGAATGAAATCTTGTAACATTTTAAATAATGAGTTATCAAAAAACTCAATTAATCTAATGTAATCCCACTCTTGATAGTTTGAAGTATATTTTTCAAAATACACATCTCTAATAGCATCTAAATCAGGATATGTTACTGCGGATGAGGATTGGAATCTAGGATCTCCAATTACATCTCCTATATTAAAGTAACCTAATTGTGAGTTTATATCCTCATTTATTTCATTTTGAGGTGAGAAAGCAATTTCAACATAATCAATGTCTTTAGTATAACTAGAACTTATTGCTGGGAATTGTTGAATTGAACGATAAGGAGATAACACATTAGCATTTGGTATGTTTGAATTACTACTGCTATAAGGTAAAACAATATTTTGTTGTTTTACTTTGTCTGAAATAGCGTTTTGAATACCTGCTGGGACTTGATCAAAGAAAAATACTTCTTGGTTTGAAATAAAGTCATAACTTCCATTTAAATAAAAATTACTAGTTCCAACAAATGAAGAGGTAGGTACCCAAGATCCTGTTACTTTTGGATGAACAGAAATAGAAGCAGTATATAATTCGCCTCCTAAAGTAGCTCTAAATGCTAAATTTTCACTTGACTCAATTGAGTAAGGATTCATTACATAAGCATCAAAATTACTTTCAGATAAAGCTGATTTGTAATATCTAATTTCTTGGAAAGAACCTGAGAATATTTTGCCTGCTAATGAAGATGAAATACCAAAAAATGATTTAGTACTATTATTCCAATTAGCAACTGCTGTTGTTACTGATGAAGATGCTTGCCATCCTATAGTATTACCATCCTCACCATTATAATTTTTATCCTTAGCATATAATGTGTAATTGGTTCCTTGTTTATTTACTAAAACAGACCACCATTCACCATTATAAAAAGGTAAATAAATACTTGCTGATGAATTTGGTGATGCTGGGTCAGGAATAAAGTCTAATTTAGCAAACTGGTTATAAGGGTCAACAGGTTGTCCTAAATAAGAACCACTATTGTATCCTGATCCTGTATATTTTAATACTAATTTAACATTTTGATCTGTTACCCATAAACTTTGGGAAGCAATACTTCCAGTATTATATGGTAAACCATCTGTTCTAAATCTAAATTCAACCGATTGGGGTTTGTTGTTAGAGGCAGCCCAATCTGAATTTAATGTAAAAGATGAACTAATGTAAGAGGATCCACTTGTGTAAAAAGCGTAATTATAGGTATCTTCCCAATTATCGTATGTATTTGGGTTTCTGTCTTTACCTCCAAATTCATTAATACGAATAATAGTATCAGGAACACCAAATAAAGTAATTAAAGCTCTTAAACCAGCAACACTTCCTTTTTTCTTTAAAATATAAGGAACACTATTATATATACGTTTGTATATAGAATCATTAAGATCCGAAGTTGGAATTAATGAACTTGTTGATGAAGCAGTAACATAAGTAGAAATATATTCTAATCCTGAATTAGCCGGAACTGGTAATGAACCTGTTGTAAAAGGTAAATTATATAAACTACCTGATGGAGTTATACCAATTAATGCTTGATAAAGATCATTAGATGAAAAATTATTTTGGTAAATTTTTATACCTAAATCTCGTAAAATATCTGCTACTAAGTCTTTAGGAGCACCATAAGTTAATCGGTTATCATTATCTGCTTTAGTTGTAACGCTTTGGATATAAACAAAAACATTATCAAATAATTGCCCAACCATTTCAACAAATAAGTCAAATTGAGCATTATTTGGATCTTCTAATAAATAAGAAGGAATAGCTAATGTTAAAGCGTTATTATTTTCTAAATCATATTCTTCAGCTACTAATGATTGTGTTACAAACCAATTATATCCTTGAACTGAACTGGTTGAATAATTTGTATAAGGGGGGGTTGATGATGTTTTAGGCCAACTTGTTGAACCTGATGTGAAATATAGATAATATTCATAATCATCGAAAGTAGTAATAATAGCATCTATTTTATCCTGCCATATATTATTACTTTGAGAAACATAATAGTTAGTAGTAGTTCCTGTTGAGTAACTAGCACTATAATTATATTGTTCTATTAATCCTAATTTATAATAAAAATTTTCTAATCTAGTTTGTGCTGATGAGAAATGAATAAAATTAGAATAGTTAGAATAATCAACATTAACTTCAACTCCTCTTTTTACTAATAAACTGTTTAATTGGTATTTTAAACTACCTGATCCTTGATTAGAAGGACTTCCAGTTAATGTATTATAGTTAGCATAAGAAGTAGCATTATTGTATTGGTCAGTAACATTTAAATTAGTGTTAGGACCTTTTAAATATATTTTATTATCAACAACATCAAATATTTGAGTAATATCAATATTGTAGGCAACTGGTTCTGAAACTTGTGTTACGGCCCAACATTGAGAGTTTATGTCAAATTGTTGAGGTAATGGTTCATATAATTTAATTAAAACTGTAGGGTTATTAGCATCTGTAGTGTCTAATAAAGCATTAACAGCAATTATTAAATCATTATTACCAAAATCTAAATAAAAATCATAATAACTTCCTGTTGAATTTGTAATATCATTAATTAACTCTGTTGCCGAAGAAATTACTAAAGCATTAGGGATAGAAGTTGTATCTAATCTAATTTCTGTTCTATCCGAACTAATTTGTGAAATATAATAAGGATTAAAATTATTAGAACCTAATTTTGGACTTAAAAAATTATACAAAGTATTATATTGACCTTCAGTATAACCATAAGCTTTTAAATCAACCTCAGGATATAAAACAACATTATTATCTATTAATTTATATCCAGGATATCCACTAATATTTTGAGTTAAAATATTACCATTTAAATCATAAATAAAATATTCTAAATAATCTATTTGAGGGTTAAATGTTGTATCTATATTAAATGAATTAATAAGAGAATTATCCGAATTAGAATACTCTTGTAATTCAAAGGTAAATGGATTAATTGGGGTTATGTTAACTACTTCAGCCATTATATGCTTCCTGAGATTATTTGTTGTTGTAAGTCTAAGTTTTCTTGTCTTAATTGAGTGACTTCCTCAATTAATGCTTGAATTGTATCATCCGTTGGAGTTGTAGAACCAATATAAGCACCACTTGTTGTTACAAGGTACTGATGGGAATTAATATCTCCAAGCTTAGGTATTTGATAGAATAAATCTTGGTAATATTGAAAAAATTGATCTACCGTTATTAGGGGTAAAGAAGCAGATAAGGAAGAAGTAACATTAACTAATTGAGTAAAAGAAGTATCAATTACCTTAGTATATTGATTTTTATCATAAACTATTTTATTTAATGCTATTTGTTCCATTATCCATTAATTACTTTAAAGTAATATTGATCGTTAAATACTATTGTTGAACCGTTTATTGTACTTTGAATTAATACAGTATAATATCTTTCTGGTTGTAGGAAATTCATATACATATCAAAATAACTTGAAGTAGCATCAGCACTTAATTGAGTATATTTTGAATTAAAATCAACAATATATTCATTAGTTTCTAAATCTTTAATAGCATAATAAGATGAACCTGAAGGTAAATAATAATTGTTAGTATAAACAGAAGATGTTTGCCATAATTGAATTGGATATTCAGGACGAGCATTTATTCTAAAACGGTTTATACTTGAACTATAAAATACTCCTGGATTTTGTGCTAAAGTAATAGTTGCTGGTAAAGTAGTTAGTACTAATTGAGTTGAAGAACCTGTGTTCCAAACTGAATCATCCCAACTAATTTGTAAGGATGGAGGGTAAATTGTATTAGTATCAACAGAAAAATATTTTAATTCAGGTTGATAATTTTTATTATATACCCATTCTAAATCTTGTTTTAATAAAAAACCATTATTAGGTAATTTTGTTGAAGGGATTGAACCTGAACCTGTTGTCCATGCTTTAACTGTATTAGTTACATTTAAATTAATATCTTTGTTTGTTCTATATGAAAAAGTAACAGAAGAAACATATTGAGAACCTGTATACCAAGATCCACCACCTGCTGGAACTGAAGATGTGTATGAACTAGTAGCTCCTGTTGGTGGGTTCCATAAAGAACTTCCTGAGTATCCTGCCCATATCCAACTACAACCATCTGTTGAAATAGGTTCATCTAAATAACGACCTGTTCCCATATCCCAATATTGGGCTACAGGATAACATACAATAGAAGATGTAGTTGATAATCCTGTGGCAGTAGAAAGAAAACATTGTAATTTAGCTTCCCAAAGTCCACTATCATAGGTAGCATCAGGCATAGGTTCAAAAACAGATGCTAAATCCTCATCAGCAAATCTTATTAAAAATCTACTTGTTTGGGGACTTGGATCAGAATAAGCAAAAGCAGTTTCGGTTGCTTCTATAATTTCATCTAATCCTGTATTCATGTTCGGAAACAATGAATATAAGGTAGCGTCTTTTTCGGGGAATATTTTTAATACTGCCATTTTATTATAAATTTACTACTCTTCCTTGAATATCTTGGTTAGGATATTTAACTTCAAAAATACTAGGATCTAATGAAGGATAAACAACATTATTTTGTGTTGCTGCTTTTATATCATAAGCATATTTACTATATCCTAAATCCTCTCCTGATAAATTACTAATTGTTATATTTTGTACTGTTTGAACACCTTCAATAGCATCTAATAAAATATAAAGATCTCTTAATACAATAGGTTCATTAATTGCCCATTTATCAATAGCAAAGAAATCTTTTAAAGCCGTAATACATCTTGTTAATACGTCATTACTATTAAAATTAGGTAAAACTATAATGCTAAAATTAACTCCAATATTAATAATAAATCCATCTTTAATATTAACAGAATCATTAACCATTCTATATTGAGATAAGTATGTAGTTAAATTTTGTTTTAAAGCGGGTGATGCTGTGGTTAATTGATTGCTTACGTTATATGACAACACATACAAGTCTAATACGGATTGAGATTCACCTGCTGATATTGATTGTGCTTTAGTAGGTTCAATATATGCTTTAGAAATAACTCCATATTTAGCAGGCATAGATAATGCTCTTACTAAATAATCATCTTGAGTTACATTTCGCAATTGTGAAGCAAAGTTAGCAGAAGCATTCTGTCTAATTTCTTCTATTGAATCTCCATCACCACCACCATCTGCTGCTATTGGATTAGTAACAGCTAAGGAATTAAATATTGTATTTGCTGTTACTCCATTTAGATTACTATTCAAAAATTGAATATTACCTGTTATATTTGTTAAATCATTGGAAGGAACATTTGCTGTAACTCCTCCACCTACTAAATATCTTACTGTTAAAGTAGTATTTGAAGGGGCAATACCATAAGTATTTGTAAATATAAAATTAGAAGGTGAAAATGCTGTTGTTAATTTACTTTGTCCAAAAGGTAGTCCTAAACCTACATTGTTTGGATTTGGTATAATTTCAGCATCATTATCTGCTGTAGTTCCTGAACCAAATTGAAGTTGTAAGGTTGTTGAATCTAAGAAACGAGTAGCAAATCTTCTTTGTATTAATTTTAATTGTAAAATATAAGGTGTATCTCCTGAATATTGGGACAAATTAGGATCATTTGTATTTGTATTTTTAATAGAATCAAATACGGTTTCTTGAGCTAAATAATCTACCTCATACCATTTATCACCTGTAGTTTGATCTGTAATATCTAAAATACCTACAATTTTTTCACCAGTAATTTCTACTGTTGAAAATGGGACTGGAGGTCCAAAAGAAAAAGTAGTGGTATTAATAGTAGCGGATGATGCTTTTCTTGTTTTCTTTAATAAGTAATAAGTAGGATTTACTCCACTTACAGAAAATATAGAAACTTCTGTAGGGTCTCCAGAACTAGATACTGAAAAATCTACTGGTTCTTCTACTAAAAAGGAAACATTTGAATTGCTTGTTGAGTTAATTACTGCGTTTGAGTTAATAAATAAAGCATAACTAAAATCAGGTACATAAGTAGAACCTGATAATAGAGCTGGTACTTGTTGGTAAAAATCAATAGCAGTAGTAGCTACTTGAGTTACATTTGGTTTGTAACCAAACATATAAGCTAATTCATATAGGTTATTGGTTTGACGAGCATATTGTAAGTAGTTTTCTTGGATTTGGTTATCTAAGTAGAATGATAAAACATCACCTACATAGGCAGCCATTTCCATAAACATCATACCTGGTGATGCTGGAGTAAAATCGTTGTAGGTTGTAGGAAAATAAGTTCTAGCATAGTCAATTAAACTAGCCCTTAGTTCACTAAAGTCCTTATTGATATAGGTTATATTTCTTTTTTTAGTAGCCATTATATAAATGCTAATTGTATTTCATCGTTTAATCCAGTATCTTTTATACTATATTTTAAAACTACATTGATTTGATTAATATCAGGGTATGATAATATATCTAAACTTCCAATAATTACATTTTGAAAATATGTTGATAATTGAGATTGAATATCTTGTTTTAAATATTCTGTATTTCCTTCTGTAATTTGTTGGAAAATAAATGCTCTTAAGTCTCCACCAAAAGTTGGATTTAAATATCTTTCATTTTTATTAGTTAAAAAGAAATTAATTAAATTATTTTTGATAGCCGCTTGTGTAGTATAATTTGATTTGAAAACAGCAGGAGCATTAAAAGGGATATCAACACCAACAGCAACCGAAGGTGCTGTATCTATTGGGAATATTTTTTTAGCTCCAAATGCCATTATTTACCGTTCATTAAAGCCATAATTTGGTCTAAACCAACATTGCCTTCAGGTAATGCTCCATTAACAGCATCTACAGGTCCTTGTGGTTGGAATTGTCCATTATAAGCTGTTGTTGCTGTACCACCACCTTGCATATCTTCTAAGATATTACCAAACATAGCTTGTCTTTCGGATGGAGTTAATTTTTTAGGTTTTGAAAGATGAGGTTGAGCATAAGTGTCTCTAATTGATTCCGTAACAATTGTTTTAGGGGCACGAACCGCTTCCAATAGAATATCTTTTAATTCTTCTTGGATAGCTTCCTTTACTGCCTCTTTAATAATTTTTTTAAAATCTGATGGTTTCATTGTTTATAAATATTAAGTTAATAAGCTTTTAAATTGTCTTTATCAATTATTGATTTTAATTCACTGATTAATGTTAGTGGGTTTGTAGTAAATGATAATTCTGTTTGAATTAAAATTATACCTTGTTGATTTTTACCAACAGCACGTCTACGAGTTACAGTTGGGGTATAAGGAACTTCTTGTATCTCAATAATAAATCCGTTATATGTAGTTTGGTTTAATGTTGTTTCTGCTTGTCTTTGAGCATCAGCACTATCATTTATACCTTTAGAAATAGGAACAAATGTTGAGTTTGGACTACATTTTGTTAAAATAGTATCTAATGAATTTAAAATATTAACAATTGTTAAAATAAACCCATTAACTAAAGATATAGAAATAGCAGAAACATTAATTGATGATTGTATTTTATCTAATCTAGAAGTTCCAGTTTTAGTAAAAGTTAATTTATTTTTAATATCTTCTAAATCACTTAAAGCAGCAGGAACAGCACCCGGAATAACAGGTACAAATTTAGCAGCTAATGATACTGCTGTCTTAGTAGTAGATATAATATCAATAGTAGCTATTACTAAATTAAAAAAAGTATTTAATCCTGTAATAGATTTAGTAATTGTATCTAAATTAGTGCCTATGTTATTTAATTGTCCTACTAAAGCATTTCTTTCTAAAATTACTTTATCCAAGGTTGCTTGTGGAACACAAGTACCATCTGGAGTAGTAACATCTGTTAATAATTTATTAGCAATAGGAGTTAATAATTGTTGAATAACTTTACCTTTATCATATATAATATTACCTAATTTGGCTGAACCTTGAGGTTTTAAACTATCAGGGATAGACTTTAAAAGCGCTGCTACATCAATATCTTGTATGTTTGCCATTAGATTGTAAAATTATTTTTAGATTTAATATTATTTAAATTTTGTTGTAAACCATTTAATATAGTTGACATTTGACCTGCTACAATGTTTAAGGGACCTAAAGGAGTACCTGGAGGAGTAGAGACTAATGTAGAACATATAGTCATAAAGGCCTCTAAATTTACTAATAATTGATTTAATAAAGTAACTGTTTGGTTTCCTAATAATAAAGGTTCGGTTGCGTTTTTAGACCCTAATTTTATTAAAGGCGCATTTATAACAAAATTTGCTTTAGTATCAAAATTAAATCCTTTTACAGCACTAAATCCTATTGTTTGAGCTGAACTCAATAGAATATGATCTGTGGTTGAGTTAAATATTAAACGACCTGAATTAATTATTATTTGTTTTCCAGCATATTGGTCTGGAGATGTAGGGGCTGTTTTGTAGCTATCATAAAGCGTACTTGATGCTTTTAAAGGTATTTTTTGGGTACTTGTAGCATAAATAGAAGAATCATCATTATTAATATCCTCTACTGTTGGTACCCAACCTTCTTCTGTTTGAACACCTTGACCATTTCTAATAATTAAAATAGGATCACCTTCAGTACCTACTGTAGACCAATTATTAGGTGTATTTTTTACTGTTGAACCAATTCTAATACTATTACCCCATCTACCTTCATAAATTATATCACCTTCAAAAGGTAATATGGGATGGATATTAGAACGTTCTTTAAATGTTTTACCTAAAAATATTTCTGTTGATTGATCTGTTACTCTTCTTACATTACCTCCTTCGGTTTGAATATAGTCTTTTTGTTGGGTTGGAGGTAAAGCATTTGGAGTAGTTGGAAAAGCATTATGATGTGGATGATTCCAAAGTGAAACTATATTGATATAATATTCAACACTATTAGATGAAATTGAAGCAATTTCAGTGCTCGGAAGTCCAATCAAATAAACAATTTCATTAACTAATGGTAAATTTTTAAAATTACCTGTTAAAGGTCTTGCTATGGGTAATAAAGGAGAAGGTAATGGATTTACAACATCTTCATATTCTATAATACCTAATCCATTCCATTCACCTAATTCTTTAAATCGTGGATGATTTTCATCTAAAACAATACTTAATACTCTTACCGCCCTAATTAAATTAGCTTGGTTTATAGAATTAGCAACGTTAAAATTATTATTAGCGTTGGAATTAAGTTGTTGATTTAAAGCTGAAAATCCATATTGGGTCATTAGTTACCTCCTTTTAACTCGTTCATAGCAGATAATAACTGCTCTTTTTCCTCATCGGAAATTGTTAAAGCTCCTTCAGATGTAGTAGTTGCCATAGCACGTTGAGCTAAAGCAGCCATCTTGATCAAGATGTCATCATTTTTAACACTTATTTCCATATATTCTTTAATTAAAGGAACTACCAAAGTAGCATCCCCAATATCAGAAATTAAAGGTTTTAATTCGGAAATTAAAGCAGTAACCTGTTGATCTTTTTTCTTTTGATTGTTGTAGATTTCTTCTAAAACATCAGAGAATTTTTTGTTCTTAAAAATTATGTTATCAAATTGCGACATAAATATACATTTAGTTTTTTATAAATATGAAAACTAAAAATTTGTATATCCATGTTCTAAATAAAATACATAACCTTCTTTAAATATGTCGTAGAGTTGATTCGCTATTTTGGTAATTTTAGGAGTTTTAACATCTACAATTTCACGGATATAAATGTAAAGTGCTTTTTTATTAAACACATCTAAGTTTTCTCGTTTGCGAAATAATTCTAAAATAGCATCCGCAATTTGAGCGTCATATTCTTTAGGAAATAAATTATAAATATTTCGGGTACAATATTCGGTATAAATGTCTATAAACATCGATAAACGTTCATCATGCGAAGTATCATCTATACTATATGAATGTTCCTCATCTTCCTCAATAGTATCTAAAGCAACAGTATCAATACGTTTTTTATAATTTTTCTGGTTTGATAAAATTAAATAACGTTTAGCAATGGTTCCAAAATAGGAATATGCTTTGGCTCCTTTTTCTGGATTAAATAGATGGATTTTAGATAGTAAAAAAGTAATCACCTCATGTTGTAAATCCTCAATATTATCTACTTCAGTGTAGTAAAATTTAAAGGTATGAATAATGTTTTCGGTAAGTTTAAAAAAGGCATAGTGAATTCTATCGTGATAGATTCTACTCTTTAACTCAAAATCAGTAGTGTTATTATATAATACAATAGCATCTTCGGTATCTTGGGTAAAGTATTGTACCCCTTTTTTCTTTTTTACTACTACCTCTTCCATTATTTTGTAATGTTTTTAATAACAAAAGCATTTAACGCAGCTTGTATTGTTTTAATTTGTTCAAAGAAAAATCCTACCTCATCATCTGATTTAAAACTACCTTTGGCATCTATATCAATCATTTTCTTTTCTGCCATTTCAATAGTGTCGGAAATTTTATTTAAATAGGTCATGTAACCTGCGAGAATATCTTCTTGTTTCTCATTTTTCTTAAGAAGATTAAAGGTCGTGAATCCAAGAGTCACGACCAATATTGAAAGTAATACAATTGTTAATATCATAAGTTGTCTAATAGGTTTTTAAGTCCCTCACTTTTTACACTACCTAATGCTTTAGATTTAGCGGCTGAAGTTACTGGGGCTGATTTCTTATTATCCAATGTAAATACTTTCTTTTTAACCTCCACGTTACCCTGTAATTTAGGTAACCATTCTCTTTCAAACTCAATTCTGGCTGCCATTAAATCTGCTTGATGTACAATAAAAGGTAATGCTGTACGTGGTTTTTGTTCTGGCATATAAGTCATTAAGTATTTTTTATTTGCCTCATCATATAAACCATCATGAGTCTGAATGGTAATCATTTCATTAAAAGTATATTGAATACCATGAGATTGGAGTAAAAATAATCCTCTATCAGGAACAGAAGCAAATGGAACTTTAGTATTAAACATATAGTCCTCACCTAATTTTTCACGTCTCCAATTATCAGTTTGGGGGATATATGATTCTTCCTCTTCAGAACCCATTTTACCCAAATCATGATTTAGGGCAGAAAATACTAATTCCTCTTTAGTATAAGTTGAAACATCAGCACCCATTTGAGCCCACAAATCGTGAAGGTGAAGAGCACAAGTAATAACTCTATTAACATGTTCTACATAACCTCCGGGAAACGCATTATGATATTCTTTTTTATGAGCAGCAGGCATCAACATTAAACGCTCACTATATTGTTCATAAAACTCAACTAATTTTTCTTTACGAGGTGATGAAATGTGGTCTTCAATAAAGCCCATCATCCTCATCCAATTTTGATGGATTTGTTCTGCTGTTAAATTCATAATTAATATTGATTAATTTCTCCCGGACCTAATGGTTCTTGTTGTACAAACGCTTTAGCATCACTAATTGCTTCACGTATCGTAACTAATACTTCCTCAACTTGTTCTCTTGAACCACCACGATTCAAAAAGAAATGGATCTTCTCTACTTCCCCCTCTGCTCTTTCCAACCGTCTCATTATTATTTCTCTGTTTTTCATATTTTATTCACTT